GCCTTTCTCAATTACTCCAGTCGTCTGGTGCAGTCCTGTGTAAGCAGTGGTTGGCATTGATTGACAAGGAGATAACTAAGCAAGGGCTAGAAGCATACATCGTTGGGTGGGTACACGATGAGGTGCAGATTGCCTGCAAGACCAAGGAGATAGCTAACGATGTCGGTAATATCACTAGAAGAATGGCGCAAGAAGCAGGCGAAGCATTCCAATTCAACCTCCCCATCGACGCCGAGTTTAACCTCGGAAAAACCTGGAGCGACACACACTGAGTCAACACACATTGAGGACGACCTGGACATGCTTATTTCGTTCTGGGAGGTCCTCGATGCAGCTGCTAGGACACCCTTTACGGTGAAGTCTAACTTTGCCAGGAAAGCCGCCTGGTACATCTCTGTGTGTGCCTCGAGGGGACTACTGACCACCGAGGTGGATTACGAAATCTTTGGTAATTACTGGTTGATTACCGAGGAAGGACACGAGTTTAAGGAGGACATCGATGAACATCTTAAAAACTTTCAGTGACACCAAGACCACCTTACTAATTGACGGCGACCTGTACCTGTACCAGGCATGCGTTGCTGTGGAGGAAGAGGTGGACTGGGGTGACGATATCTGGTCGCTGTACTGCGACATAGGTAAGGCGAAGGAGATATTCAAGAGCCGCCTGGAGAGCTTCTGTGAGCGCCTGGACACCGATGAATACCTGGTGTGCTTCACGGTGGGTGACAACTTCAGAAAGACGGTGCTGCCCGCCTATAAAGGTAACCGCAAGAAGACACGGAAACCTGTCGGCTACAAGGCCCTGGTCGAGTGGGCTCTTGCAGAGTTCCCATGCCATACCCAGGACACCCTGGAGGCCGACGACATCATGGGCATCCTGCAGTCAGCTAAGACCAAGCCCACGGCCATTGTATCCGACGACAAGGACATGAAGACGATACCAGGCAAACTCTACAGACCTATGTCCGATGAACTCATGCACATCAAGGACCAGGAGGCCGACAAGTACTTCCTGACTCAGTGTCTCACTGGGGACACCACAGATGGCTTCTCAGGATGCCCAGGTGTTGGCCCTAAGTCTGCCGAGAAGATACTCGGACCTCACCCTACCTGGGAGCTAGTAGCTCAGGCATACACCAAAGCAGGGCTTACCAGGGACGATGCAATTGTCCAGAGTCGGTGCGCCAGGATACTGCGGTGGTGCGACTGGGATGAGACAACTGAAACCATAAACCTATGGGAGCCAGGCCGATGATTATTACACGAAAGAGCCAGTTCAGCGGCACCCTGTACACCAGAGACCTCGATGTCACCCAGGCACAGTTGGTGGCCTATGAGGACGGTGCTCTATTGCAGGATGCATTCCCGCAGCTCAGTGCCGATGACCGTGAGTTCATTAAGACGGGCATCAGTTCCCTAGAGTGGCTGCAGATGTCTGGGTGCCAGGAGTGTGACATATGAATGACTCAGGGTTACTCAGGCTCGATGGCTTCGATGGAGCGGTTGTGGGGCACACCTGCAACCTGGGCCACCCAGTACTTGTGTACGACATGGACAAGATAATTGAGGTCCTGGAGCAAGAGCAGGGACTAGAGCACCACGAGGCCAGTGAGTACTTCTGGCTGCATGTTGCCGGTGCCTACTTTGGTCCAGAGACGCCAGTGATTATTTGCCAGGATGAAGGAGACTATTTCCAGCATGAAATTAACAATGAGAGACCTTAAACAGCTGCGCCCTGAAGAGTTTAGGCGCCCAAAGGCAGGGTATGACCTACAGCAGATAGGCGACGAAGAAGACTCGCTGAGAACAGCTTACTGCAAGTGTTTACCTAAGAAAACTAATTGGATGATGCCGTGCAGAGATTGCGGCAGGAGAGTGAGAATATGAAAGACCCAGTCTATGAGTTTATTTATTACCCTGAGAAAAACGAATCGCTAAGGGCCCAGGGATTGCGCCTGGGGCCAGAGACCTACGAGCACAAAATAGTGTACACGCTATACGACTCATCCCTGTCACTAACCCAGATGCAAGAGGCGTTTGGCTACTTCCTGAAAGCATGCACTTACCAAGTTCCATGCCCTGAAGACACCGAAGGAGAGAACTATGAGCATTAACATGGCAACACCAGCCGACTGGAATAAGCTTAGGGACCAGCACCCAGCCATAGACAGGTATGCCCAGGCGGCCATCGATGAGCACGACGAAATCTATGGTAGCTATAGCCCTGAGGCAGACCCAGTGAACCACCCTGAGCATTACACCCAGGGAGGTGTCGAGTGTATCGATGGTATCCAGGCTGCCTTAGGAGGCAACACAGAAGCCTGGAGAGGGTTCCTGAAGGGCCAGGTTATTAAGTATGTCTGGCGAGAAAGTCTAAAGCACGGGTCAGGCGAGCAATGTGTGCAGAAGGCTGACTTTTATCTGAAGAAGTTACTGTTAAGTTATCAAGAGCAATAGCGATGAGTGTTACTAAGGTAAAGGCAATCATGTAGTTCATAGGGTGTATCTAGGTCCTCGAGAGGGTAAGTTGAGGACCATATGCTATAGACTATCCCCTATATAGCTAATGCCTATTGCTCATATTGGATATGCATGCTTGAATGATAAGACTTGCGTAAGAAGGGGCCGCCTACCAGGGCTCGACCATTAGTGGGTAGAGCAAGCTACCCGAGGTTGAGTGCCTGGTAGACGACACCGCTATATTACTCTTGTGAACCCCAGTTTTCTACATAATACAACTACCCCTGTGGGGTAAGTCTATCTCCAAGTCTATTGCCATAACTTTCAGTGATACCAAACCCAAAAACCATAAGCCAGGACTTTTGTCCACCTTTAAGAGAGATACATGGGTATACGACGTCGTGACTATCGATAACCCAATCACTCAAGTACCTATGTCCTACTGCTGTTAACTCAAGACCCTTTTGGTTGTCCCCTTTGTCTCCCCCCTCAGTTCGATTGGGATGACTAAGAGGGTCTTGAGATAGTAGCAGGTAGGAGCAGCTAAACAGCTACCTACAAGTGCTAAAGGCCACCTGGTCCTGGACCAGGGCTTGAGGATTGTGTCGATAACTTGTGTACCCTGGACAGGGCAGGACAGGAGCTCAGGATAGCTTGTGTTCTTAAGTACCTATGTGTGTATACCACAGTGTACATTGCATACTACAGTGTACGTTCTAGTGTGCATTGGTGGCTTAGGTGGGCTTAGGTCCCGATTTTCACACAAGAAATAGTGCCTTACACCAATAAAATTTCCTAAGGTCCAAATGTCAAATGGATGTCGATTAGATCGGCAGCCTAAGGTCAATAGATAACACATCGATTGACGTAAGAAACCCAGCAACCATGCGGCCTGCAGCCTATAGCCCCAGGAATCCAGGGACTCCAGCCCAACAAATGGCCCCCCGTACCCAATGTCGACTAATGACTTCAAAAATCCCGCTTAACCCCCAGCTTGTTGTTGTTGTTGTCCGGCTTCTTTAAGCAGAGGCCCACCAGAGAAACTAAAGGTAAACCCCCAATGTCCCTAGAATCAGCCACGTACATCAATCAGCTCTCGGTCACAGACCCCGCAGCGACTGACGCCCTCTCGCAGGCAGATGAGCACCTACGCCTCATAAAGTCCACCCTGAAGGCCACTTTCCCTAACATCACGGGACCTGTGACCAAGACCCAGGCAGAACTTAATGCATCTGCAGTAGACGCAGCGATTACCTCAGATGGCTCTAGTCCCTCCCTGAACACAGGCATAACTGCTGCCGAGGTAAAGACCCTGCTGTCTGTAACAGAGCCTGCGATAACCTCAGATGGCTCTAGCCCCTCCCTGGGCACTGGTATCAGCCAGGCTGCCCTGCAGACCCTGCTAGGTATCGATGCCCTCCTGTGCTACCCCGTGGGGGCTGTGTATACCTCGGTCGTAAGTACCACCCCCGACACTTTGTTTGGAGGTACCTGGTTAGCTATAGGGGCCGGTAGGGTCCTGGTCGGTATCGATAGTAACGATACGGACTTTGATACTGCAGAAGAGACTGGGGGTGCTAAGACTCACACCCTCAACGTCAGTGAGATACCTGCCCACAGTCACGATGTGCTGTACCAGGAGCTGGATAACCTGGGGCAGACCACACACCCTGCAGGCACCAACCCAGGTGACCCCACAGCCACCATTGCCACCCAGGACACTGGGGGTGGTGGAGCCCACAATAACTTGCAGCCTTACATGGTTGTGTACATGTGGAAAAGAGTAGCTTAGGAGCTTTAGTATGCCGCAGAATCTACCTATTAGAGGGCTAGGAACTGCAGGTGTAGTCACTGACATCCCTCCTGCCTCACTCCCTGCAGAAGCCTTCACCAGGGCCAAGAACGTACGCTTTGACGAAGGTACTGTGTCCAGGGCACCTGTCTTTAGGAATGTCCAGGATACCCTGGCTATTGCTCCTGCCTTTGTCCACGGTATCTCTGCAGCCTCAGCCTCAGCGTTCTCTTCAGTCATCATTGCCTCAGATACCTACCAGATACGTGAGTACAGCAATGGCAACCTGGTGTCTCGCCAGGGCAGCATAGCGACTACCTCAGCCAGCACTTTGAAGTTTACAGCGACCACCCTGGCTGACATTACGTACCTAAATCGAGAGGACAAGGTACCTGTGTATATGGCCCAGGGAGGCACTCAGTTCGCCTCTTTGCCCCACTGGGATAGCAACTGGAGGGCTGCCTCGGTAAGGGCCTATGGGGACTTCCTGTTGGCTCTAAACACCACTGAGAGTGGCACTGGGTACAGCACCAGAGTGCGCTGGTCCAACCCCGCTGTAGCTAACTCTGTCCC